GGAGCCAGGCCACCTCTCCGGCTCAGCAGTTTTACAATGACAAGTGCTCCTGGCGGGAACTAGAGCTGGTGGTGGCGGCCAACTTCGGCCGCCGGGCTTTGGTCCTGACCCATACCTATGATGATGACCACCTGCCGGAGAGCAAGGACGCGGCCAATCGGTACTTTGCACGGTTTATCCGCAGGTTCCGGGCGGCCCGGAAAAAACGGGGTGCAGAGCTGCAATATATCTACGTGACCGAGGGATACCACGAGAAGCGGGCGAACGACTGGCTGGTGGAGGACGGGACCCTGGAGGACCGGAGGATCCACCACCATGTGGTGATCAATGCCACGGATGTGGATGATCTGGAGGAGATCCGGAGTCTGTGGCAGGGCGGCGGGTATATCCGGGCGGAGCCGCTGGACGTCCACTATTATCGGGAGCTTGCCAAGTATATGACCAAGGAGGCCCGGGAGTTTGGCCGGCCCAAGCCCGGAGAGCGGACCTGGCGGTGCTCGCGGAATCTCCGCCGGCCGGAGATCGAGTACATTGAGATCCCAAGCGACAGCGTTACCCTGACGCCGCCATACGGAGCGGTGGACTACGAGCCCTTCTGCGAGCGCAATCCATACGGATACGGGGACTGCATCGGGGCGCGCTATCTTATGTTTCCTGTGAGGGAGCAGGCCGAATATACCTATACACAGCCCAGGCAGCGGAAACGGCCGCCACCTAATAATTTTTTGCCTTGAAACCAGTCTTAATAATTCGTCCATGGTGGAGAAAAGGAGGAAAAGACCTTGAAGTGTGGAGCAAAAACTGATAGAATATTCCCAGTGAAAGGCGGATATGTGCTGTGCCCGAAGTGTCTGGAGTCTGGTCTCCGGAATAAACTCCAGGAAGCGCCGCCGGACATGAAAGCCATCCGGCTGCGGCTGTACTGCCGACAGTGCAAAAGCCGGTATATCGTGAATATCGCAGAGGGCCAGTGTCGAGAGGACCAGAGCTGATGATCTACCCAGTGGGTGGGATCGTTGGCTCTGGCCTTTTTGTTTTGCCCGGAGGTGATAGCCCGGGGACAGAGGACGGACAGCCAGCGGGAGGGAGGGAACAAAATGGCTTGGGATGGTTACAAGAGCAAGCGGTGGCGCAGACTGCGCCGGTGCATCCTGCGGCGGGACGGATACCGCTGCCGGGAGTGGGCCAGGTATGGGAAAGCGGTTGAGGCGACGACGGTCCATCATGTGTGGCCGGCGGAGGAGTATCCTGAGTACGCATGGGCACCGTGGAACCTGGTCAGTCTGTCCGGAGACCGGCACGACGCTATGCACGACCGGCGGACCGGGCGGCTGACGGAACTGGGCGAGGCATGGCGGCGGAGGATAGCCCCCCCACCCTCGGAGCCGTACTGAGGCCGGGCCCTGGGACCGGGGGCGGAACTCTTTCCGACGGCGGGAAATCCGGCGGAGGGGGTTCGCAGGCGCGGTGCGGAAACAAAACCTCGGGCGCGGGCACGGGCGCAGGACGCGGGCGCAAACGACGCGCCCGGGTGAGGGCAACACTCAGCAAGGGAGGTGGGAACTGGAATGGGCCGAGAGGCGATGATCCGGGCGGACATGGAGTCCGTCGGAATTTACAGCCCGATTTTTGACGGCACGATCAGACAGCTGGCCAAGACGGAGCGGGAACTGTCACGGGCGGAAAAAACATGGCGGGCCAACGGCGGCCAGATGGTGGCGGAGCTGGTCAACAAAACCGGAGCGGTCTACACCGCCAAGGATCCCCACTACGCGGTGGTGGACCAGCTGCGCAAGGATGTTCTGGCTCTGCGGACCCAGCTGGGCCTGACGCCGGCCAGCCTGCGCAAGGCTCAGGCGCGGAAAGAAGCGGAGATGGCCGGGAGCCGGAGCAGGCTGGAAGAACTGCTGGAGGAGGCCCATGACTACGCCGTGGATCACGCCTCTGATTATCAGGCTGAGGTGGACGCCTATGTGGAGGGCTGTGTCTCTGGAGTGCTGTGCGTATGTTCGGAGATCCGGCAGGCCTGTGAGCGGTATCTGAGGGACCTGGATAATCCAAAATGGGAGTTCCGAGCGGATCCGGCCAACGAGATCCTGGCAATCATCGAGACTACGATCTGCCATCAGCAGGGAGAGTTCTTGGACGCTACACCCCTCCGTGGGACGCCCTTCCTTCTCCTACCGTATCACAAGTTTATTGTGTACAACATCATGGGCTTTTACCTAGCCGGAAGTCAGGAGCGCCGCTTTAAAGAAGCGCTGGACTTTATTCCCCGTAAAAATATTAAAACCACTTTTGCGGCGGCACTGGCCTGGGCGATGGGGCTGTATGAGAGCCGGTCTGGCTCCAAGGTCTATGAGGTGGGCGGAGCGCTCAAGCAGGCGCTGGAGGGCTTTGACTTTTTACGTTATAACCTGAAACGCCTCAAGGTGACGGTGGAGGATGACCCGGAAAATGGACTCCGGATCATCAATAACAACATGGAGCGCTCTATAACCGGCGACGTGGGCGAGGACGGGTTCCTGTCCATCAACGCCCTGGCCTCCAGCCCTGACAAGCAGGATTCTTTCAACTGCAATATAGTCATTGCCGACGAGATGCACACCTACAAGAGCGCCAACCAGTACCAGGTCCTGAAGGATGCCACCAAGGCATACACCAACAAGCTGGTCATCGGGATCAGCTCCGGCGGCAAGCTGGCTACCGGCTTTTGTGCCAGGCGTGTGGAATACGGACGGAAGATCCTCAACGGAACGGTCACCGGGGCGGCGGCGGACAGCGTATTTGTCTTTATCGCCGCGGCCCCGAGAACAGACAGCGGAGAGGTGGACTACTGCAATCCGGAGGTCCTGGAGTGCTGCAACCCCGGCTGGGGACGCAGTATCCGCCCTCAAGAGATGATCAACGATGCGGCTCAGGCCAGGGATGATCCACAGCTTCGGACAGAGTTTTTGCAAAAGTCCCTGAATGTGTTCACCGCGGCCTTGAACGCCTGGTTTGACATTGAGGAGTTCCGCCGTAGCGATCGAAAGTATGACTGGAGCATGGATGAGTTGAGGCGGCTTCCCATCCGCTGGTATGGGGGTACGGACCTGTCTAAGCTCCATGACCTGACCGCAGCCTGCCTCTTTGGTCATTACAAGGGGGTGGACATCATCATCCCGCACTGCTGGTTCCCAAGGGCTGCGGCCGCCGTCAAAGCCCATGAAGACCAGATCCCCCTGTTTGGCTGGGAGGACGATGGATGGCTGGATCTGTGCAACGACAATGTGCTCAACCACGGCGACGTGGTGCGGTGGTACAAGGAACGCCGGACGGATGGCTTCCGGATGCGCAGGATCGGACACGACCGGAAGTTCTGTCGTGAGTATTACCTGGAGATGAAGAAGGAGCGATTCCCCATCAAGGATCAGCCCCAGCTGTTTACACGGAAAAGCGAGGGCTTCCGTTATTTGGAGGCCAGCGCCAAGCGTGGGACCCTCTATTACTGCCACGCCGAACCCTTTGAATACTGCGTACAGAATGTCCGGGGTATTGAAAAGGCTGACGATATGGTGATGTATGAGAAGCTGGCACCGAACCTCCGGATCGATGTGTTTGACTGTGCGGTGTTTGCGGCCTGCACCTATTTGGAGGATCTGGACGGCCGCAGCCGGGGAAGCGGCTGGTTCGAGGAAGAAACGAAGGAAGGTGATCCCCAGTGAATCAACGTACACCGACCCGTCGGGCGGCCCGCAGGCCCCCGAGGCTGCGGACGGATCTGAGTCAGAGCCTGGCGGCGTGCCTGCTGTCCTCAGACGCATGGGAGAGCATCCAGACCAACGGATACGCCTCCCTGGCGGACAGCCCGGACGTGGCGGCGGCAGTCGGGGCCATTGCCGATGTGATCAGCTCAGCCCCCATTTATCTGATGCGCAACACGCCGGAGGGGGATGTGAGAGAACGGAGCGAGCTGAGCCGCTTCATGGACATCAAACCGTACTCTCTTGGGACGCGGAAAAGCTTTATCAGCTGGATTGTGCAGACCATGCTGACCATCGGGGACGGAAACGCTTTTGTTCTCCCTCTGACCCAGGACGGCTATCTGGCCGACCTGGTGCCTATGCCGGGAGCCTTTCCCGTAGATGACGGAGCGGGCGGCTATACGGTCCAGTGGCAGGGACAGGCATTTCGCCCGGATCAGGTACTCCATTTTATCCTCCGGCCTGAGCTCCGGCGCCCATGGATGGGCCGCGGCGTGCGGCTCCAGCTGAGGGACGTGCTCAAAAATCTGAGGCAGTCGGCCAGCACCACCAACGCATTTTTGGCCAACAACTGGAAGCCGTCTGTGATCGTCAAGGTGGACGCCATCTCCGATGAGTTTTCCTCCCCTGCGGGGCGGCAGAGGCTGGTGGATGAGTACATCAAGGGCCAGCGGGCCGGAGACCCATGGGTCATCCCAGCGGACCTTATGGATGTGGTCCAGGTCAAGCCCCTGAGTCTGGCTGATCTGGCCATCAGCGACAATGTGGAGCTGGACAAGCGGGCTGTGGCTGCTGCCATTGGAACTCCGCCGTTTCTGATCGGCGTGGGGGAGTATGACCAGGATGCCTACAACAACTTTATCCGTAAAACTGTGATTCCCATTGCTACGGCCATTCAGCAGGAACTGACCCGAAAGCTGCTTTTGTCTCCGGATCTGTACTTCAAATTCAGTTCCCGCAAGCTGTATGCCTACTCCCTGACAGAGTTGGCCAAGGTGGGGGACGATCAGTTTATTCGGGGGATCATGTCGGGAAACGAGGTCCGGGACTGGCTGGACCTGAGCCCGGTCAAGGGTTTGGACGAGCGGGTGATCCTGGAGAACTACATCCCAGCCGGTATGATCGGCGACCAGAAAAAGCTGAAGGAGGACTGAAATGTCGAACGAACGGAAGCGGCGGCAGACCAGAAGCTTACCCCAGCGCTTTGAGACCCGGGAGGCGGAGGGCGGCGCGCTGTACATCGAGGGCTATTTTGCAGTCTTTGACTCCCCATACGAGTTGTGGGAGGGAGCTGTGGAAATCGTCAAGCCGGGGGCCTTTGCCGGATGTCTGAGCCAGGATGTGAGGGCCCTGATCAACCATGACACGACCCTGGTGCTTGGCCGGACCAAGTCCGGGACGCTGTCCCTCAAGGAGGACAGCCGGGGCCTGTGGGGAAGCATCCAAATCAACCGAGACGACGTTGACGCCATGAACCTTTACGCCCGCGTCCAGCGGGGTGACGTTGACCAGTGCTCGTTTGGTTTTGAGATCAAGCGTGAGACCTTTGTGGATCTTGGCGGCGGCGCCTGCCGCTGGGAGATCGAGGAGGTGGACCCGCTGTATGAGGTGACCGTCTGCACCTTCCCGGCCTATGAGGCCACGGGGGTCAGCGCCCGAAAGCAGCAGCTTGAGGAGATCCAGCACCGGCAGGCCCAGGCCTGGCGGGAAACCATGAAACAGAGATTAGGAGGAACATGATATGGCATTGAGAGTTTTGCTCCTGCGGAAAAAGCTGACCGACCAGCAGACGGCCCTCCGGGCCCTGGAACAGGCCGCGGAAGGGTTTTCCGCCCGGGAGGCGGAGCTGGCCGCGGACATTGAGGCGGCCCAGACCGAGGAGGAACGCACCGTAGTGGAGGAGGCTGTCACCGCCTTTGAGACGGAGCGGGACCAGAATACCGCCGGCCAGGAGGAGATCCGCAGCGCCATCCGCGCGCTAGAGGAGGAGATCCGCACGGCGGAGACAGAAGCCAAGCAGGCCCGGAAGGGAGAGCCATCCGGGCAGAGACGAAAGGACGTGAGCAGTATGGAAACCAATGAGACCCGCACCCGCTTTTTCGGCATGACGCTCCAGCAGCGCGACGCCTTCCTGGCCCGGGAGGACATCAGTGAATTTTTGACCCGCCTGCGGCAGATGAAGGGACAGACCCGGTCTGTGAGCGGCGCGGAGCTGGGCATCCCAACCGTGATGCTGGACATCCTGCAGGAGAACATCGGCCGCTATTCCAAGCTGATCGGCCGGGTGCGGTACCGCCCGCTGAAGGGCAACGCCCGTCAGAACATCGCCGGAACCGTCCCGGAGGCGATTTGGACGGAGGCGGTGGCCAACCTCAACGAGCTGGAGCTGAGCTTCACCCAGATCGAAGTGGACGGCTACAAGGTGGGCGGCTATCTGGCCATCCCCAACAGCACCCTGGAGGATGACGACAACCTGGAGCTGGCGTCCACCGTGATGGATATGCTGGGGCAGGCCCTGGGCAAGGCCATTGACTGGGCCATCGTGTACGGCACCGGCTCGAAAATGCCGGTGGGCTATATGACCCGTCTGACGGCCCAGAGCGAGCCTTCCTGGTGGGGGAAGCATCAGGGAGACTTCACCGACCTGCACACCACCCACATCCTCAAGCTGGACGCCTCCGGGACCAACGGCGTGGACTTCTTCCAGAAGCTGATCGGCGCCCTGGCGGTGGCAGACCCCACCTATTCCCAGAACGGGGAGCCTACCTGGGTGATGAATCGGAAAACCCACATGGACATTCTGGCCAGAGCTCTGGCCTTCAACGCCTCCGGCGCTCTGGTGGCCGGGATGCAGAACACCATGCCTGTGATCGGCGGCCCCATCGTGGAGATCCCCGGTCTGCCGGACTATGAGATCTCCGGCGGCTTTCTGGATGTCTACACCCTGGTGGAACGGGCCGGGGCCAATGTGCGCAGCAGCGACATTCCCCTGATGATTCAGGACCAGACTTTGTTCGTGGCCACCCAGCGCATGGACGGCAAGCCCGCCGTAGGCGAGGCCTTTGTGGCGGTGAGCTATGACAACACCGAGGTAACCACCACCCACGACTTTGAAACAGATTATGCCAACGGAGATCTGGGCATCCTGGCGGTCACCTCTGCGGAGGGCACGGCGGCCGGACAGACCAAGCTGACCATTGCCGGCAATACTCCAAGTGCAGTTCTCAAAGTTAAGGTGGGCGCACAGCCCACGATGGTCAAGCCCGGAATGAAGCCCGGAAACACCTGGACACCCTATACCTCCGGCACGGATCTGACGGCGGCCACCGGAACCTATGCCACGGTGGTGGAACTGGACGGCACCGGGAAGGTGGTCAAGGCGGGCTCTACAATGGTGACCGCCAAGGCGGGCGTCTGAACGAAACGGAAAGGAGGCCGCGGCGGTGGCAGAGCTTGACAAACTGACCATGCTCAAGGCGGATTTGAATATGCTCAATCCGCCCCCTGAGCGGGTGGCCATGCTGGAACAGCTCCTGGAGGCCGCGGCCTCCAGGATTGCACAGCGGGGCATCACCCTGGAGGACACGCCGGGAGACGCCCAGCTTCAGGTGGAGTATGCGGCCTGGATGTACCGGCGGCGCACCCTTCAGGCCGGGGCTCAAATCCCGGAGTTCCTGCGGCTGGACCTGAACGACCGGCTGGCCCATGAAAAAATGAGGGGGTCCGGGGATGCGTGAATATACCTATGACGAGATTGTAACCCTTGTCTCCGTGGACGAGGAGACCGGGGAGGAAACCCGGCGCCGGAGCTACGCCTCCGTCGCCTCGGTCTGGGGCAACGAGACCTATCAGGCCATGACGGTGGGGCTCAAGCCGGAGTTGATGATTGTGCTGCCGGACTGGCACACCGATTACCACGGCGAGCAGCAGGTGGAGTATGGGGGCAATTCATATCGGGTGCTGCGGGCCTATCAGACGGAGGACGGAAGAGCGGAATTGACGGTTTACCGGCTCCGGCCCGGCGTATCTGAGGTGAACAGTTTTTTGTAAGGAGGGATACCTATGTCCCTGGATGAGATCATCAAGGAGGCAATCAAGCCTCTGGTCCCGGTGTGTGTGATCGATGTATACGGCGGACAGGCGGAGGAGTTCTGCGTCTATACCTACACGGAGGAGCCCGTGTACTATGGGGATAATGAGCCGGACTCCATCCGATACCATGTGCAGCTGCACTGGATTTTCCCCTGGCGGCCGGGGATCACCGCCACGCCCGAGATCAAGGCCAAGAAAAAACAAATCAAGCGGGCGCTGGTCGCTGCGGGCCTGGACTATCCTACGGTCAGTTCTGCCGGGGATGACCACTGGGCGGAGCTGGTGTTTGAGACGGAGTACCTGGATGGCGACGTTTAATGCCACGGGAATCGAGGGTCTGGACCTCTCCCTGGAGGAATTTGCCGCCATCCCTGACAACGTGGTGGAGGAGATGCTTGACGCCGCCGGACAGGTGGTGGTCCGCCACCACAAGGCGCAGATCCGGGCTCAGGGCCTGGTCCACAGCGGGAAGCTGGCCGGAAGCATCGAGGCCCATAAAAAAGCCGGAAGCGCCAGAAATGATTATCAGCGGTATGTGCTGGTGTATCCCACCGGCCGCCACCACATCTATCAGAGCCGTGGGATGACCCGGCAATATAAGCGCTCTAAGCACGGGAGGACCTATACCAAGGGGGGGAGCGCCAAGGTGGTGACCAACGCCGAGGTCGGGTTCGTCCAGGCGTATGGTGCGCCCAGACGAAAATATCTGGCCCGGGATTGGATGAACAAGGCCAACCAGGTAGCTGCCCCGGAGGTGGAGCAGGCAGAGCTTGCTGTCTATGACCGCTGGCTGAAATCATTGAATCTGTAAGGAGGCTAACATGGCAAAGTATGGTGCGAAATATCTGAGATGGGCCCCGTTTGCGGAGACCGAGCCGGACGCGGATGCCGCTGCGTTCCCCAAGTACGGGGATCCCATTTCTCTGGGGTCGCTGGTCAAGGTGACCGACTCCCCCAGCTTCAACGAAGCGAAAGCTTTTGGAGACAATGCCCTGGAGGAACACGTCAACGAGTTTAAGGAGTGCGGCGTAGCAGTGGAGGTGACAGAGCTGGCCAACAGCGTGGCCAGCGCGGTGCTGGGGGCCAAGATCGAATCTGAGGGCGGAAAGGATCTGGTCTTTTCCACGGAGGACAACGCCCCCTATAGCGGTCTTGGCTTCTACATCAACAAGATGGTCAAAGGAGTCAAATCGTACCACGGGATCTACTATCCCAAGGCTAAGGCGGCCATGCAGGGCACGGAGTATGCAACCAAGGGCGACTCCATTACCCTGACGGGCGGCGCGCTGAATTTCACAGCGGCCGCACCGGCGAACGGGAAGTGGAAGGTGGAGTCTGATGACTTCCCCACAGAGAAAGAGGCTAAGGACTGGGTGGATAAGAAAATTGCGAAAGCGTCCCCCTGACGGACTAGGGGGCGGGGAGACCCGCCCCCAACAGAAAGGAAGCTCATGAATACAGTTGATTTTGCATGGAATGGACAGACGCTGCACCTGCTGCTCAACGGTGCGGCGCTCTTTGATATTTTTGACCGCTATGGATCCGACACCGAGATCCTGGAGCTGATCGCCGGCAGCGGGCGGAAGGACCTGGAGGCTACCTGCTGGATCCTGGCAAAGCTGGCGGAGCAGGGAGAGCTGGCCAGGAGGTATCTGGGGTATGACCGGGAGAAGCCGCCTCAGGCCGGCCGCCTGATGGCCCTCATGGCCCCCATGGAGATCCCACGCGCACGGCTGGCCATTACACAGACGGTGCGGCAGGGCTTTGGGATGCGCCACGGAGAGGCGGAGGAGTACACCGATCTGGGCCTCCAGGAGCTGCAAAAAAAAACGGCATTGAGACAGACCGTGTCCAGTATTTTCAGACGGTTACGCAGTTTCTTCGCCTGCCGCCCCGGGCGGTGCTAATCCTGACGCCGGGAGAAACGGCAGATCTGGTCAACCTGGAGATCAAGCGGCGCGGGCTGAAACGGAAGGAGGACTGACCTGTGGCGGTACGAACGATCTCCACTGCAATCAAGCTGGAGGGAGAACAGGAATTTAAGCGGCAGATGGGATTGGTCAACTCTGAGCTGAAGAACCTGAAATCAGAAATGTCCCTGGTGACAGCGGAGTTTTCCGGGCAGGCCAACACTGTGGATGCTCTGAGCGCAAAGAACCGGGTCCTCCGCCAGCAGTATGACCAGCAGGAGGAAAAGGTAAAGGCGCTGGAGAAGGCGGTCAGGGAGGCGTCTGAGACCTACGGGGACGCCGATAAGCGGACAGACGAGTATAAGCGCCAGCTGAACTATGCAAAGACCGCGCTGCTCAACCTAAACGGCGAACTGCAAAAAAACGAGCGGTATTTGGACGAAGCCAAGCGAAGCGCAGACAAGGCGGCCTCCTCCATCGACGAGTACGGCCGCGAGGTCAAGCAGGCAGCCCAGGAGAGCGATGACGCGGACTTTGTATCCCCGTTCCAGGGGTTGGACAATGTGGTGGGGAAACTGGGTGACCTGAAAGGAATGCTAATGGGAGGTGCGGCGGTGGGCGCAGTTACCGCCGGCGTACAGGCGGTGACCGGGGCCATCACTGAGGTGGTGGATGCCTCGGCGGAGTACCGGAAGATCATGGGGACTCTGGAGGTCTCCTCCCAGCAGGCCGGATACAGTGCGGAGGAGACGGCGCAGACCTATGAGCGGCTGTACACCGTGCTGGGGGATACCCAGGCGGCAGCTACGACTACCGCCAATCTTCAGGCCATCGGTGTGAGCCAGGAGGAGCTGATGGCCATTACCGACGCCTCCATCGGGGCCTGGGCCAGGTACGGAGACTCCATCCCCATCGACGGGCTGGCCGAGGCGATCAACGAGACCATCCAGGCGGGCCAGGTGACGGGCGTATTTGCGGATGTGCTCAACTGGGCAGGTGCCAGTGAGGACGATTTTAATGCCAAGCTGGCGGAGGCCAAGACGGCCACAGAGCGAGCCAATATCGTACTTCAGGAGCTTGCCCAGCAGGGACTGGCAGAGGCGGGACAAGCATGGATCGATACAAACGGGGACATCGTTGCAGCCAACGAGAGCCAACTCCGTTTTGAAGAGGCTCAAGCGACACTGGGTGAAAAGCTATCCCCCATACGGGACGGTCTGCGAGACCTGGGGACGGCGGGCTTTAACTTTTTGTCCGGTGCCATTGACGGAGTGGTCCAGGGGATCAAAGACCTTAATAGTTGGTGGGACCGGACCCGGCCAAAGCTGGAGCAGGGCTGGGACAATTTTTGGGGGATTGACGGCTCCCATGCGGACGGTCTGAGTTACGTTCCCTGGGACGGGTACATCGCCCAGCTGCATAAGGGGGAGGCTGTGCTGACAGCGGATCAGGCCGCAACTATGCGGCAGCTGGCCTCTGCCTCCGCGCCGGCCCCGGCCGCTGTGACAGCGGGAGATCTGCGGCAGGTGACTGCCTCTGCGGTCAATGCGCTGGGCACGATCGGAGGCCCCAGCGGTGGGAGCTACAAGATCGTCCTCCAAATGAACGTCAATGGGAAAGAGTTTTACCGGGAGACCATCGACGATCTCCGTGCGGTGGACCGGGAGAATCCGGAGGTGCGGGACGATATATGAATCAGCTGATTTTGAACGGGGTCCGCCTGCCGGAGGCCAGCGGGGACAAGTTCTCCTGTTGGGAGGAGGTCCTGACCCGCCAGGTGACTATGGTGACTGGCCGAGTGGTGCTGGAGGCGCTGGAGCCTGCCTCACGGATCTGGAGAGCCAGTTATACATTTGACTATATGGGCAACGACACACTGCGCCAGGTACTGGCGGTGCTCCGAAGCGGAGCACCCTTCCCGGCGGTAGTCCTGCCGGACGCCCGTGACGAGCCGGTCAGTAGCACCTTTATCTGCGACTCCATCACCAACCCGACCTACGCCTTTTCCACAGGCAGGGTTGGGCTGTGGCACAATCTGTCGTTTACCATCCGGGAGGAGGTCCCCCATGCTGGATAAGAGTGCGGCGTACCGGGCGGCAATCGTAGGCAGCCCCAGGAGGATCGAAATCCAGGCGGTGGTGGACATCAGCGACCCGGACATGACCTTTTCCGGCGCGGAGAACAGCGGCGCGGCGAATTTTTCGCAGTCTGCCCAGCTGTATGACCGAGTCATGGATCTGACGCCATACGCCACTCTGGAGCCACACAGGTGGGTCCTCAACGGTAAGTTCCGTCTGATCCCGTCAGATGGGACGGCGGATCAGGTTGGATTTGTGGGTGATGTGCTCTCCGGAGAGGATGGGAGCTTTTCCCCAGCTGTGTGGGTGGAGGAGCGGTTTTCCAACGCCTCCATCCTTCAGGCGTGCTCGGTATACTTTCCGGGCGACGATTGGGACGGGGTGCCGGACACCTTCGCTGTGGAGATCAGGCAGGGGGGTACAGCCTACTACACAAAGGAGTTTGCTGGAAACCGGGCCAGGTCCGTCAGCCTGAGTGGCTTCACCGTCAACAACCCGGATGCCATCCGTGTGACGGTGAGCAAGTGGAGCCTTCCGGGCCGCCGGATGCGGGTGGCTGAGATCCTGCCGGGTCTGTATGAGCAGTGGGATGCCCACATCCTGGCCGCCTTCTCCTGTGCCCAGCAGGGGGATTTCAGCTGTCTGTCTCTGCCATACGGGACGCTGGAGCTGTCTATTGACAACCACGACCGGCGGTTCGAGCCCCGGAACAAAGGTGGACTGTTCCTCTCGCTGGAGGAGCGACAGGGAATCGATGCGCTGATTGGCGTACGTCTGGCGGACGGCTCGGTGGAGCGGTGCAGGATCGGACGGTTTTATCAGGCGGCCGATGGGTGGAAAACGGGGGACAACGGGCTGACCATTCGCTGGTCCCTGGTGGACATCGTGGGACTGCTGACCGGACGGACCTTCCTTGTGCCGGACAAGCTGCCCACCACGCTGGGCGGCTGGGTGGGGGCCATCATAGCTCAGTTGGGCCGCAACTTTGCTGACCGGTACCATGTTGACCCAGCATATACAGAACTTCCGGTCACGGCGAACAGTGTGGCGGAGGTAACAGATAAGTCCTGTGGTGATATTCTTCGCTGGGCGTGTATGGCGACCGGAACCTGGCCACGAGCGGCCGCGGGTACGGGAGACTTGACAGTGGAACCCCTCTGGAGCCAGGGTGGCAAGCTCTTGCTGGACAATTTGACGGGCTATCCCGTGATGCGGGCCAATAAATCCATTGCGGCCCTGATTTTCAAACTGGCGGATGAAAGCAACACAGAGTATGTAGTTTCCGGCAACGCCACCAGCAGCGAGGAAACTGTGACTATCAGTAACCCGTTCCTCCACACGACTGACCAGGCCCTGACCGCGGCGCGGCTGATCCTCAGCTGCTACGGCGGAAACCTGATCGAGACCACGGGCCGGGGCGATCCATCCGGGGAGATCGGGGATGTGGACACCATCTGGCTGGATGAGTCCAGCGCCACCACCGCCCGGCGGATGATGCAGACCTTCAAGATCCAGGATGGGGCACTCCAGGGCTGTCAGAGCCGGCTGCTCCAGGCGGATGGGTCCTTCCTATTCCAGGAGCGGGCGGTGGTCACCAAGAGCGGATCCTGGACGGCACCGGCGGGAGTCACTGCGCTGCGGCTCATACTCGTTGGAATGGGCGAGGACGGGACAGATGGGACAGACGGCACCTGGGATGAAGCCGGAGCGGATGGTGTGGATGGCCGGGGGGGCCTTGTCTGGGCCGGGACGGTATCGATCAATCCGCAGCAGTCGTTCAGTGTCCAGATCGGGGACAACTCTGTTTTTGGGCAATACAGCAGCGCAAATGGCAGCCGTTTCCCCTTTGGCTATACGGATATTGCAAGCGGCGATAGTTTTGCACGGACCGGGGTCCAAAAGCCTGTCCCTGGCTCTGGAGATGGTGGTGCGAAGGGCCTGGGTGGGATCAAGGGCAACCGCCATAGAGAGCCGAGCTATGACTCCGACGGGAATCCGGTCGGCTCACACTGGGAGATCGACAACTATCCTGGAGAGGGCACCGCGGGGCAGGCCGGAGTATCCGGCTGCGTCGTGATCTATTGGGACAAGGAGGGCGCATGAGTTTTGATTTTAGTTCTCTGGTGACAGATCGGACCCAGGCGGATGTGGAGGCACGGAACGACAAGGGAACCTATCAGGCCGCAGACCTCAACCGTGTTACACAGGCTATGGATGCGCTGGCCAATCAGTTTTCGGTCCTCGGGTACAGTACAGCGGGCTATCAGAGGATCAAGGCGGTGGAACAAGAGGCGCCGAAGATCCCAGAGGGGTACGCAGAACTCGAATCTATCACGAGTTCCGGTACCCAATATATCAACACCGGGGTCAACCCAACCAGCAATACACGGGTGGAGTTGTGGATGTCCACAAGTCAATCCGGCAACAAGACTGTATTTGGAGCAGATGTGGGGTGGTCGGCGAACGGGTTTGCTCTGGGCGTCAACTTTGCCCACTATGGTACAAAAAACGGGAGTTTTACCGGGCTCAACGATGGTGGGGCGCATACAGTGGATTTTAACCGAAACGTAATCTCCCTGGATGGAGCCAAGGCTCTGACTCTTGGCGAGGCTGTATTTGAGCTGACATATCCATTGTATCTCTTTTGCAATGACCGCTCCTCTGCTGCGCAGGAGCACACAAGTATGACGCTGTATGCCTGTAAGATCTATGAGCAAGCACACCTGGTGCGCAATCTGGTCCCGTGTAAAGATCCGGCTGGCGCGATCGGCTTATATGACACAGTGGAGGCACGGTTTTATAAAAACGCTGGATCCGGGGCGTTTGCGGCAGGGGCAGAGGTGAGCCGGCCGGAGGTAGATCCGTATGAGTGGACAGAGGAGTATTACCCAACTGCGGAGCAAATGGCTCAGTATATTGCCAATGTGGAGGCACTGAGAGGTGTGATTGCGGTCCTGCCCTCTACGCCGGATAAGCCGGATAGTATGGAGCTGTTGGACCATGTAAAAGCAAATAACATCGAGAAGATTCTGGTGGATATTGATAAGCTGCTGCAAAATATGCCTTCTGCCTGGTTTTACAGTGGAGAAGTAAATTGTGGGGAGGTCTGAGTATGCAAGACAGAGTTCCAACTTATCCAGGACGGGTGAAATTGACCCCTGTATTGGGGCAAGAGAACACCTATGAAATGGTTCGTGTGGACGAACCAACTCAAGAAGGGACACCGTTAAATAAAGCAAATCTTCTCCAAGACCCCATTGCTAAAATGTATGGGCTTTCGGAGGCGGCTGTCCCCAATGACGTTTTTGCGTTTCTAGGAAAGTATAACCTTCATTGGTGGAAAACCAGCGGATATATTCCACCTTACTACACGTTGGGTGAAAGGAAAGATCACAGAATATCGGGTAGCGAGACCTTTGATACATTTACAATCCAATATGCAAGTTCTGTGGCTGTGGACGATTCCGGAGTAGTCTCACTCAAAAATTCGACTTCCGCGACCATAGAGTGTCAATTTAACCAGGGCGATGCAGATAGAATCAATGTGGTTCCAACCGGAAGCTTTATGATGTCTGATCGTTTTCCTAATGCGCGCGCGATCTATTACAAGAGTGCTGATGCTTACGATGAACAAGTGTCATCCAAGATGATAGCTACATACCTCCCGGAACAAGAAGTGACTGGTCATCCGGCCGCCGAGGACGGCGAAGGGCTTGTATATTCCGCGGATAAAGACGCATACCCGGATAGCGGAACTGTTGGAAAAACGTATTACAAATATTATGGAGTTCCGTTTGAAATCCTTACGAAAACGGCGGCACAGACGGTTATCGGGAAATATGTTGGGACTGGAACATACGGCCAAAATAATCCGTCTACTTTGAAATTCCCATTCAAGCCGAGAATTGTATTTATTGGCTGTGAAACCGCTGCCCGTCAAACATCCATAGGCTGGATATATGGCAGGACCAACGCATACACCATTATTGATTCTACCAGGTATTCTGCTACGTTACAGTGGTTTAGTGACTCGGTTACTTGGTATTCTAACGAACAGGCACCGGCGCAGCTTAACTACACTGGTATAACTTACCATTATGTCGCCATTGGATAAAGGAGGGAATACGAGATGTGGTATATCAACTCTACCCCAAACAAGTCTGGAGCATATAGCCCGCCTCAGTCCACGCCCTTTGACGGCGCGATCCCGCTGACAGATGAGCAGGCGGATATGCTGGTACAGTACAACGGCTTTGTGGTCATCACCGGGGAGCCGGATCCTGACACAGAGGGCAGTGCAGTGACAGTGGCACCGAACACCGAGGCCTGGGAGGCGTGGAAATCCTCCCTCCCGCCTCAGCCGGAGCCGGAGCCCACGGAGACAGAACGGCTGCGGGCGGACGTGGACTTTTTGGCTGCTATGACGGGGGTGGAGCTATGAGCGTGTACGAGCTGGCCCGGAAATACTACCCCCGGCTGTGGGACGACGCCCGCATTGACGCTCTGGTCCAGGCTGGGCGGCTGACCCAGGCGGAAGGGGAGCAGCTGCGCCGGGAGGCACAGGCCCCCGCCGCAGGCTAGACAGAGGAGGCAGACATTGAGCATCCAGGAGCTATTGACAGGCGGGGGCGGGCTGCTGGTCCTGGCGCTGACAGTCATCCAGCTCGCCCCCATCAAAGTGAACCCCTGGTCCGCCATCGCAAAGGCGATCGGGCGGGCCGTCAACGCGGAGGTGCTGGCCGAGCTGGAGCGGACCCGGATCAAGCTGGACAACCACATCAAGACCGATGATGAGCGGGCGGCGGATATGCACCGGGCCAGGATCCTGCGGTTTAACCAGGAGCTGATCCGGCAGATCCCCCACACCAGAGAGGAATTTATTGAGGTCCTGACGGAGATCGACCGCTATCAGCAGTTTTGTCGGAATCACCCGGAGTATCCCAACAGCCGGGCTACCCATGCCATTTCCAACATTGGAAGGGTGTACGACGAACGGCTACAAAAGCACGATTTCCTGTAAACGTGAAGGGAGGTGAGACTATGGACTTTGGAATTGCGAGCGTGGCGGCCATCACGGTGATCTGCTATCTGATCGGCCAGGTGGTCAAGGCGTCCGGGGTGGACAACAAGTGGATCCCCATCGCCTGCGGCGTGTCCGGCGGACTGCTGGGCATTGCCTGCATGGCCCTGGCGGTGCCGGATTTTCCGGCTGCGGATCCTGTCACGGCTCTGGCCGTGGGCATCGTGAGCGGCTTTGCGGCCACTGGCGTCAACCAGGCGGCCAAGCAGCTGAGCAAGTAACAATTTTGACAACGACAAGCGAAGAACTCAACTGTCGTTCACCAAAACACAAGAATTTAGTTAACGTCTGAAAGGAGAAAACAACATGAACGCCAATTACATCTATGACATCTTTACCACCTGCGAGGAGCTGGACCTGCCCGACCTGACCGTTGCCCTGGCCCACCACAAGTCGGCCCACCCAATCCCTGAGGGCATGACGGAGCAGGGCATCAACGAGTTTGTGGGCAACCACTACGAGGCCCTGGTGGACGCCTTCGCGGGCCATGACCGTGAGGCCTTCGCCGCCGCCGTGGAGGCGGGCATCAAGGAGGACGAGGAGCGCGCCCAGCAGGAGGCCGGTCAGGAGGTGTGACCCCATGCTGATCTGCATCGATGCGGGTCACTACATCGGGACCCCGGGGAAGCGGTGCCTCAAGAGCATCGACCCCGGGGAGACCCGGGAGTGGACCCTGAACAGCCGGGTG